ATGAACGGGCTGCTGACCGGAAAGCATGAGAGAATCCTTGCCCTTTTCCGGAAACTTGATCATATGACGGACAGGCTTGGCAGCCTGTCCCGAAGCCACCGTCCCGTATTGGACGGGGAACATTATCTTACCGACCGTGAACTCTCCGGCAGGTTGAAAATCAGCCGCAGAACCTTGCAGGAATATCGGAACGAAGGCAGACTGCCTTACATCCAGCTCGGTGGTAAGGTTCTGTACAGAGAAAGTGACATAGAGAAAATGTTGCGGGATGGATACAGAAAAGCCCGATCGCCATTGTAAGGGAAGTCTGGAATGAGGTCAAAATGAATGGGACAGAAATCTGTGAAGACGGTTTCTGTCCCTTGTTTTATCTTGTTGCGACCATACATTACGGTACCTTTTCGTTTTTTTCCTGATCGCATTCCTTTTTCCATCCGCTGTACCGTCCGCGTTGATAGACCCTGGACGGCATGTTGTCGTCCGGCAGGGAATACATGCCTTTGGTTTCTTTCGAAAGTTTTCCGAAATCCCTGCGTACCTTCTGGTTGGTTATTTCCGCATAAATCTGTGTAGTACGTATGCTGGAATGCCCCATCATTTTACTGATGGTCTCAATTGGCACGCCGTTGGAAAGGCAGATTTCAGTCGCATAGGTGTGTCGGCTCATGTAATAGGTCAAGTGGCACTCAAGCCCGCACATTTCCCCGATGATTTTCAGGCTTCTGGACAAGCTGCAAGTGGCCGGAACCCGGAACAGTCTCCCATTCTCTCCCTCGCCTTTATATTTTTCCATGATTCTTAATGGGATGTCAAGCAGTTTGATACGGCATTCCACCTTTGTCTTCTGACGGTTGATGTGTATCCATTTGGAGCCGTCTGGGGCCGTGACGATATGTCTTTCGGACAATTCGGCCATTTCGGCCCTTCCCAGTCCGGTGAAGGTCGAGAAGACAAAGAGATCCCTGGTGTGGCACAGCCGGTAGGTGGGAAGATCGATTGCCATCACTTTGGCAAGCTGCTCACCTGTCAGGTGTCGGTGAAGTGTCGGGGGGATCTCAAGCTTGTAACCGGTAAACGGATAGCGTGACAGTATCCTGCGTTTGACTGCGAGCCGGACAATCTTGCACAGCAGGATCAGGTAGTCGTTCAGTGATATGGTTTTCAACTTCAATATTGTGGAGAGATAGAAATGGAAGTTTTCGATGAACTGCATGTCTATCGAGCGAAGTGTCACGTCTTCCACTCCATATTTGTATTGCAGGAAGTTGTACAGATGTTTTCGTGTGGTCAAATATCGGATATAGGTATGGTGTGTGCGGTCGATCCCCACACGCTTGGCGTACTCCTCGTTATGCTCGTCAAAAAGGGCCAGAAGATGTTCTTTGGGCTGAGCCTTCCCCGTAACCGCGTTCTTTATGATCTCAGCCGAGACGTACCCGGCTGAGTCCACGCTCTTCTTATAGGCGGTTCGTGCCTTCTCCTCCAGTTCCTCCAGTTTCCGATTCAGCCCTCTCAACTCTATGGAGGTTTCCGGATTCTGTCCGTGTATGACGGCACGGCCCTTATTGGCATCCCAAAATTTCGGCTGCACGTCCTCTCCGGTGGAATACTGGCTTACTTTCCCGTCAAGGGTGATACGTCCCATGACGGGGCATTTTCCGTTTTTTTTGATTTTCTGTCTGTTGATATAAAACAATAGTTTGAATGTGCTTCTCATTCTTACACTCCTTCCATTGGGTTTAATATTTCTTTTCTTTCTCTTCTCCGTATCTCTCTTAAACTCATGTCCTTCAGAATAGTGGATGGAGGCTGGTCAATGCCGGACAGTGTGTATTTGCCGGTGATCTCATGCTCCAGTACCGTCACGTCCCGGTCCACCTTCTCGTCGGTCACTTTAGCATAGCGCTGCGTGGTGCTGATATTCCTGTGCCCCATAGCTTTGCTGACAGTTTCGATGGGTACGCCCTGTGAGAGACAGATCTGGGAAGCGAAACTGTGGCGGGCCATGTGGAAGGACAAGTTACGATCGATGCCGCATTGTGCGGCCATCTTTTTTAGGTGAATGTTCATGCTTTCCTTTGTCAGCATGGGAAACAGCTTCCCGTCTGGTGCCACCCCCCTGTACTTCTTCATGATTTCTATGGCGATGTCCAGTAGGCGTACGTTTTCCGGGGTTCCCGTTTTCTGCCTTCTGGTTTCTATCCATAAGTTCCCCTCGTGGTCCCTCACCACATTCTTTTCCGTCAGGTTGCGCATGTCACAGTAACAGATGCCGGTGAAGACGGAAAATAGGAACATGTCCCTGGTGAAGTTACGGTTGGGTGTATCAAAAGTGGTGCCCATCAACCTGTCCAGTTCTTCTCTGGTAAGAAACCTCTGTTTCTGCTTTGGCTTCATGGGGGAGAAGTCCTTGAACGGGCTGAAAGGCACGATGGCTCGGCTCACGGCGATTCGGGCGATATGCTTTAGCCTCTGGATGTGCCCTCTGGAGGTTCCTGCCTGAAATTTCCTGTCGATGCGGAGATACAACTCGAAAGCCTCGACGAACGATTCGTCCAGTGCCTTGAAAGGGATATCCGATACCTTATATCTCACCTTGATGAACTCCTCCACGAAGTGGAATGTATGCCAGTACAGGTAAAGGGTGTTAGCGGCACGGTTCACCCCGACACGCAAGGCGTATTCCTCATTGTGCTCACGGAACAGTCCCAAGAGAGTCACCTGTTTCTCCGCCATACCCTGGAAAGCGTCACGTATTTGTGTGGCGGTGATATCATCGCTGATTTCCGCCAGTTCGCTGTATCTCCTTTGCAGCAGGAGCATCATCTTGTCTATTGCCCTGTTGGTGGCAATGGCCATCCGGCTTTTTCCCGTACACCGTTGCGAGGTGGCGTTCCACAGTTTCGGGTCCACTCTTATCTTGCACCCGAACTGTGTGGTCGAATTGCCCGTAGCTTTTATCATGATCCTTCCCATCAGCGGGCAGAGCCCGTCCTTTCCCTGCCCGTTCCGTTTAAGATAGAGCAGTACCTTGAATTCTGTCTTCATTCCTTTCCTTGTTTAAATTGCAATATTATAAATTGTTACAAGGATTCCCGATATGAAAAGACTGGCAAAACGGTGAAAAAGAACCCGATTGGTGGTTTTCCCTTGCAAGGGAAAATGGAGTTCACTAATACTACACTGCGGTATGGAGAGAAAATCCATGGTTTTCACCAGCTTACCCGCTCGGAAACAGGTAATGACTTGGTAGCGGAACCGTCGCAATATATTTCTTTTTTTGGTTATTCAGTCAATGTGTAGAATAATGAAATATCGCTATATATCAACGGGTTATGTTTTGGATGCGGTGTTCTTCCTAAAAGGGATTACCTGACATTTTGTTGCTTCACCGGTCTGGCATTCTCCGATGTTGCCAGTCTGAACAAAGAGAATCTGGTACAGGACAATCTCGGAGACTGGTGGATAAGAAAAGGAAGGGTCAAATTGGAACACCGTAGGAAGGCCTCTTCCATCAGCAATATTCCATTGCTGCCCGTACCCCTGGCCATATTGGAGAAATACAAGGAACATCCGACCTGCATTAAGAAAGGATGCTGTTTGCCCGTCATGTGCAACCAGAAGATGAACAGCTACCTCAAGGAAATAGCCGATTTCTGCGGCATTAAGAAGAATCTGACCACGCACGTTGCCCGTCACACTTTCGGGACTACGGTCACGCTTGCCAACAATGTGCCTCTTCAAGATGTTTCCGTCATGCTTGGCCATGCCTCCACACGTATGACACAGCATTATGCACGGGTCATGAACAGCAGCCTGAAAGAAGCAATGAACAACGTGAAGGAGCGTCTTGCACAATAAGTATACAAATTCAGTCATTAAGCCGTCCCCCTAGGGATGGCTTTTTTTGTAATCTATAATTCACAATATCCTGCCGTCCTTTCAATTTCTTACCTGCAAATATAGCCATTTGTCGGGTTGATTGCGCAAGGCGGCCCCTTTCAGGGGCTGGTTGGCTAAAAGAAAATCATCCTCGCTTCGCTGCGGTATTTTCTTTTGCCAAACCTTGCTCAATCCCCGACAAAAGACAGCCCGGCAAGTAAGAAAACGAAAATCCGGCTCCATGGAGCCGATCATGTCAAACTTAAAAAAATAAAGGTATGAACAGAAAGACAACAAGCAAAGGACAGCAGGAAGCCAATCCGGAAATGACGATGTTGGTTTATCGGGAAATGAGCTATCCTGCACGGGAAGTGCAAGGCAAAGATGGAAACTATCTGGTTTCCGTAGAAAGACTGGAACAGGAACTGCTGGATGGCATCAGAAGCCTTGATCCGGCAGCATTCGATTTGGACGAAGAAATCGCTTACTATTGTTCGGACGAAGAAATCCGCCTGTTGACGGACGATGAACTGGAAGAAATGATTTACGGCTGACATTTAAAAAAGTAATGATTATGAATGAAACAACAGCAAAGGTCTGCGAGGAACAAGTAGCAGACCTTACCATAGAAAATGCACACAGGGTCACGATGATCCGGAAAAACGGTACGGACTATCCCCCCGTACCGTTTCTTTTCAGAAAGGAGCATCATGGAATGTCCAATTACACACACCTGTATGGGAATCCGGAAGAACGGAATGAATTGCATTCCAGGGATTTCAAAGACTGGCAAGCCGTAGCATTCAAACATCCGGGCTATCTGGATGATATGTGGAAACAGGCTTGCGACGCATACGCCTGGAGTTCTTTCAATCCGGAGATTCGCGGCGAGACGGACATCATGATCTACGGAGAGGAGCTGCACAATGACCTGCAACTCATGCCGGAAGAGGAACGGGATACATACATCGCCGCCTACCGGCAAAAGCTGTCCGCCCAGCTCTCGGCCCTCTCACGCTGTGCCAACCCGATGGTGACGGGACGGAGCGGATTTGATTACTACAGGCAGGAGAAAACGAACAGAAGCTATCAGAACCGTTACGAGGAATTCCGCAATTGGCGGAAAAAAGTTCTTGAAACCGTCAAACGGAAAAAGGAAGCCGCACGACCGGAGGAAGAGAAACAGGAAAAGGCATGGCAGACGCTCAAACGCGACATCAAGAGCAGTGCCGATACCATCCACGGGATTGATACCGGACAATGCCGGGGCTATAGCCGTGCCCTGTTTGTCAGCAGCATCCTGAACAAGGTATCCACCCTGGCCAATCACGGGGAAGTGGAAATCGTCCGTAGGGCCGTGGACTTCATTTCCGAATATAACGCAAGGGTGAAGAAACCCGTCATCACACCGAGAAACAAATTCTTCCAATTGCCGGAACTGGCGGAACGGATGCGCGAAAAGCTGAAAGCGATGCAAAGCCGGGAAAACAAGGAAGTGCCGTTCGAGGGCGGGACACTTGTATGGAACTATGGGGAAGACCGCCTTCAGATCCTGTTTGACAGGATTCCCGAAGACAGCAGACGAAAGGAACTGAAATCCTCCGGATTCCGCTGGTCACCCAAAAACAAGGCATGGCAACGGCAGCTTACCTCCAATGCCCTCGGTGCCGCAAAAAGATTGTTGGACCTTCAAAACATCTGAGCCATGAAAAACGACAATTTGAGATTCATCATTGATTCACGTTGCTTTGACGGCAGTTGCGTGACCGTCATGTCTGATGGGATACATAGTGATTATGGTCACGAAACACTGGAAGAATTGAGGGAAAGGGAAAATAACCCCAGCCTCATTGCCGTGCCCGGGAATGCCATCTGCAAAAAAATGCATATCCACCTGCAGTCTCTCTGCGCCCCGTTCTGTGAAATTACGGAAGAGGACTATTTTGACTATATGGACACCCTGCCACCCATCCGGCACACCCGGAATTTCTTTTTCATGAGCGAGCCGTATCATGCCGGCATTCACCGGTTCTGCTTCCGGATAGACGGACGGTATTTTACGGGGCTGCGTTCCGTGAACACACCAAGAAAGGATTTGGAACAGCAAATGGACAGACATTACCGGAAGGTCACATTCAAAGGCGGCATCCTCAAAGAAAAACCAATGGGAATATTTGACCATACACGGCATAGTTTCACAGTTATAGTCCCATATCTGTTCCTTGACAAAAATGGAGAGAAGAAATTCATCTGCAACCTGGTGAAAGGTACGGACGAATCCTCCGGCAAGGATGCAAGACAGGAAACAGCCAAGGTTCTCCAAAGCTTGCGCCGCCATCATTTCCTCTACTTCTCCGGCTATGAGGGAAACGACGATATGGGCAGATTCCTGGAAAGAGTGGTGCAAAACAGACATACCCTGTCAGCAAACGGGGATTTTCTGCAATATCCCACCAACCGAGAGTCTGTGTCTTTCGCCGGAACGGTCAAAGAAACAGGGGAAAAGTTCTTTTACCGCATCTACGACCTGGAACTGTTCCATTACCTGCTGTACAAGCTGCGGAGCATCAGAATGGAAAAGAAGGAAGTGCAGGCTTGAATCAGTATGCAGGATGGGTTCCCGGCAGGGTTTCCATCCTGCACATGTATCAGAAATCCAACAAAAAAACGCAATATGAACCATACAGACTTTTACGCCCGGATAAGGGCTATCAAAGAAATGGAATACAGGGAATTGTATGCAGCCATAGAACTGCATGGGGCTTCCTATGAATGGAACAGCAATGATGGGGAATGCCCCGTCATTGCTGTCAATACAGGCGGCGTACAACCGGCTCCGGCTGATGTGCTGATTTGCAGGGTTGCCATCGAGAACGGCAACTTGCGCCTCTATGGTGTGGAGAATGAATACGGGAATGAGGTAAACTTCCGGCCAGATGAAGCCTTTGCCGGACATCTGTCATATATCATAGATTGTTTGCCGCCCGTCAACGGAGTGGATGATGTGACAACATTAAAGACAGAGGAGGAAGCGGTATGAAGAAGGAAAAACAATCCTGGACGGACTATGTTCCTCATTCGGTCAGCCTCTATTACGTGGACTACCGGGAGAATTTGGACAGCCATGATGATTTGCAGGAACAGTGCATCCGTCGGAACAGTCTCGGTCCGTTGGAAGAACAAATCCTGGAGTGGTATGCCGATCAGGAACATGGCAACCTGCAAGGGTATCTCTCAGAGATACGGAATGAGATGGAAGCGGACGGGAAATCCGCCGAATATATCCGACATGAGGAGAAGATAAAAGACCTGCTTTACGAACGGAACAATACCGATCCGGCAGAAGAACTGATAGACAATTCCGCTGTAACCAATATGTTCTACTCCCTTGGAGTCGAAATCGAGGGCTATGTGTACGGAGGCTGTGGGCGCGGAGAATCCGAAACGGTCTCTCTTCGTAAAATCAGACGGGCGCTTCAACTGAAGGAAGGGCTGTTTACCGATGAACTCCATGAACTTCTGGTCAATGCTCCGTATGGTGGCGAACTCCGCATCTACTTCAATGCCATATTCTCCAGACTGATTACGGGAGATACCGCACATGATTTCAAGCGCATCCGATTCTATGGAGGTGTCATTGTTGCTATTGTAGACAGCCGGAATGGTGCGGGGTATCATGTAAGTCTTCAGACTGACATCACCCTTCCGTTCTACAGGGACAATCTTTTTGTGGATTCTCAGGTACATTATTCCTATGCGAATGAAATTTGCGGGTTGTTGAACAGCTGGTGTGATTCCACCCGTTGGGAAACCGGAATGATGCCTCTGGAAGTCACTTTGCAGAAGAGTCACATAAATGAATATCAGAAGCAGGAAGCTCTTTATGAAAAAAGGTTTCGGGAAGGCGGATGTACTTTTGGAGACATGAACCATAAACGCCACAGAGATACCTATTATATAAACAGCTTCCCATGCGGTACCAAATGTCCGCATTGCGGCACGTTTTGGATTGACTGAAAACAGACGAGTCTTTTACACATCTTGAAAATGAATAAAACTATGGATAATCAAAGAACAAAGATGCTGGGTGAGAACCTGACGCACTACAGAAATCTTCAGGAGAACGGCTCTGTAAACCTGATCGAATTTCACACAACCGACAACCGGAAATTCGGCATCGGAAATCCGGATGCCATCAAGCTGTTGCTCTCGGCAGCCGTTACCGAACTGGAACGCCAGCTCCATATAGCGCAGTCCGGAGGTTTACCGGAACGGTTGGAACAAAGCCGGGAGTATAAGGCGGCAAAGGCACTGGAACAGGCACTGAATGATACGGGATTCAGTCCCGAACGTTTTGCAGAGACACTCCCGTTTTTCCATAAGACCTTGGAACAGACATTTTTCAGAACAATAAAGACATGTATCATCGCCATGGCAAAACGTGAGTCGTGCCGGATTGACAGCCGAAATCAAGCGTCTTACGAAATGTGCCGGATGCTCGCGCCCATGCTGGAATATACCGACTTACCCTTTATTTGACGACATGGAATTCAAGTATGGCCGAAAAGCGGACTCCAGTGCTGAAAAGCCGGAGTTCGATTTTTCATTGTTTAACAGATAAAACACCAAAGTTATGAAAATCCTGAATGAAGAACATTTCGAGAACGTAAAGCGCTATGCCGAATCCATCGGTGACACCTCACTTCAAAAGTGCTTGGAACGGTTGAAGAGTTGGGAAGGGAATCCTGACTATCCCAGTGAGATTTCACTCTACTATGACCATGCCCCGTACTCGTTCGGCTTTACCCAGCATTATGCTGATGGAAGAATAGGTATCGTAGGAGGTCTGCTCTATCACGGAATACCGGACAAATCATTTGCCGTGACATTGCAGCCGTTCCACGGATGGCAGATACATACCTGAAAAACATGAAACTTGACAATGACAGAAAAGCAGACTTCAGAACAGAGAATCCGAGGTCTGCTTTTTCATTTCTTGCTGTAAAGATAGCCGTTTTCCGGGCTGATTGTGCAAGGCGGCCCCTTTCAGGGGCTGGGTTGGCTGAAAGAAAATCATCCTCGCTTCGCTGCGGTATTTTCTTTCGCCAAGCCTTGCCGCAATCCCCGGAAAACAGACAGGAAAGACATCAAGAAATAAAAATGCCTACCCATGTAGGCTGATGTTTTACTTAAAAAAGAACAGATATGGAAACACTGGATTACAATCAGCTGCTGCTTGTCTCCCTGTGGCAATACAACCACCACGGGGATGAAGGGCTGACTCCTGCACTTTTCGAGGAAACGTTCGGAAAGGTCTATGGAAGTCACTATTACGAAAAATGGACCGGCTGCTTCAATCGGAATCTCTGGGACATGATTGCCTATTTCAGAAGCGAGAAGGAGAACGGACAGAAGTTCTGCGACATGGTTGCCCGTCAGGTCAAATTGTATCAACAAAAACGATCTCAATATGAAGTACGGTAATTTTTATGACCTGGAAAGTCTGACTCTGCTCAACAGGCATGAAGGGTGTGCCTGCTCCATAAAGGAATGTGATGTGGAGAAGGTGAACCGGCTGATTTCAAGGATGCGGGAGGACAGGGAAAGAGTCGGTTTACCGACTGCAGGAGACGTTGTCACTTATATCACCCGCGGAGGTGACTATTATCCGCAGGCACACATTGAAAGGGGCGATGACCGGGAAGTTCATATCTGCCTTCTCCCACAGACACCTTTTTGCCATGAAAATGAAAAGTGTACCGGTTACAATACCGAAGGTGGCCCTTGGGTTACAACCGGTCCGGAATTGCTGATTCCCGATGGCATACGCAGTAAACAGTTCCGGATGTGGGGGCATACCGGAAGGCACAGGAACGGTGCCGTCCTCTTCCACACATTCGTCAGGGCATGGAAATACACGGAACCCGATCCTCTGTACGGAAAGTACACCACAAAAGAATGGACGAGATACCTCATCGAGTGTCAGCCGGATATTGAACCGGCTGATGCCTTTGTCTATCGGAATGAGGCATTCACCCTTTACTCGCGGGAAGAACTGGAACGGCTGGTCGGGATTCTGCACGGAAAGCTTTTCAACGGATTCCGTCCCGGTCTGTTCATACTCTGGGCATACCGTATGGAATGGAAGGAACTTCCCGCATGGGAATGGAACATGCTGAAAGCGGACACCCATCTCTCTTTCCTTGGCATTTCTCCCGTCAGGATACAGACTGACCATAAAAGACATATAGTAACAATCTATAAAAAATCAGAGTAATATGGTACCATACAACACACCGCAGGCGATACGTCCGCTTGAGAAAATGGTCTGTGATTTCGCCTATTCGAACGGCTACGATCCGATATCCGTTTTCAACGATTTCCTGCGTTATGTCATTCACGGGTTCTCTCCCGGCGCACCGCCCCTTATGGACTGGAAATACAAACGGCAGCAGAACAGGCATTTTATGGAAATGCTTACCGGATGGATACGGCTCATGCAGCGGGAATTGCAATCCGGCGGATGGTTTGATGCGTTCGGTGACCTCTTCATGGCAATATCCTCCAAAAGCGGTCGGCAGGTGAACGGACAGTTCTTCACTCCGCCGGATATCTGCGACCTGATGGTCTTATGTACCGATTCGGGGGAGACAGCGGCAGGAAAACGTATCTGTGACCCGACATGCGGAAGCGGAAGGCTGCTGCTGGCATATCATGTACGCCACCTGGGTAATTATCTGATTGCAGAGGATGTCAGCCGTACCTGTTGTCTGATGACCGTTTGCAACATGCTCGTACATGGCTGCATAGGTGAGGTCATCCACCATGACAGCCTCTGCCCCGAAAACTTCATGGACGGCTGGATGGTAAACCATACGCTGACCCGGACGGGCATTCCCTCCATTCGCCGGATGAGTGAGGAGGAATATCGGACAAGCAGGAACATGTCCGTTGACCTGCTCAGAAAGCGGAAAGAGAAATTGCGCCAAATGCAGCCTGGCAAGAAACAATTGCCATATAAACAACAGAATTTATAAACAATAAACCGAATGATTATGAAACTGAATGTTAGCAACGAATTGAAATCCCGCCTGACCCATGCGGCGGAAAACGGAAGTGTGATAGCCAAAGATATCCTTTCGGAAGTAAAAAAGAACGTACCGGTGGAAGAAGTCATACGGGGGTCCTACAATTTTTTCTCCACCAAACGCAAACGGACGGAAGCCGGCACGTTCAAGAAAATCCGGATCGTGTTCACGGCATGCAACAAAGACTTGGCCCATCCCAATTTCCCGGACCGGAACAATCCGCAGGCGCCCTGGTTTCCGGAGAACCGGACAGATCTGGAACCGTCCACGTTTATCGAGCTGTTCAAAAATCTGGGACCGTACCAGCCCGATGAAATCAACTATTTCTGCAGCGCCATCTCACTGGACAGCAAGGTCACAATCAGACTGCATGACAGTATGAACGATTTTATGGAGGCTTATCTGGAAAGCAACTACAGTCCCATATCTGACGGTAGCGAATCCAGCCTGCACAACTCCTGTATGAGATATGAAGACAAGGCCCGTAATGCAGCGGATTTCTATGCCAATTTCGCAGGAGCCAAAATACTCGTGGCAAGGGATGACAGCAGCAATGTGGTCGGACGGGCCATTGTATGGAACGAGATAACATTGTGGAAATCAATAAACACACCGATTGCCGCCTCCCTGCTGGATCGTATCTATTCCTCACACGCATTCGTCGTCGAACTGATCCGCAAGCAGGCGCAGGAGGCAGGCATCCTGTTGCGACGCAGATACAACGATTATACACATACAACGGATTTCACCGTACTGAATCCCATTGAGGGGCAGGAATGGGCAGCCGGAGATAATATACAGGTTTCTTTGACGGTGAAAGTGCCCGCCTGCAGGTGGCACAAGAAAGGGGTGCCTTACCTCGACACGTTCTACAGCCTCCATCTGACGGACGGTAACCTGGAACTGAGAAATACGGAGGGCGACACGAGCATAGCCACCTGCCGGAGCACGGAAGGGTGTGCAAACAGGAAAAAATATGTATGTCCCAAATGCGGGAAGATACATATCTTCCCGGATGCGGCATTCTGCAAGAACTGTCAGGATATGTACTATGTATCTACCGTATTCGGGAAAGTCCTGAAAGGATTATCAGTGGAATATAAAGGAAAGAAATATCCGTCTTTTCTCTTTCGTAAAGGGCGTCCCGTACCGGAATTCAGACGATACCTGCAAATCGAAAAATTGTTCATTTCCTAAAATATCATTATCATGGAAAAACTAATGGCTCTTTACGGCATTTCTTCCCCCTCCGGCAGAGAGGGGAAGATGGCTAAATTCATCATAGAGGAACTCAAAAAGATGGAGATTCCTTTCCGGCAAGACAGGTACGGAAACATCTATGCGGTCAAAGGCAACCGGAAAAGCTACCCCTGTGTCGTGGCGCACATGGATGAGGTACACCGGCGCAAGACAGGCTCTTATGCAGCCCATCTTGTGGCGGACTCGATGATTGTCGGCTATGATCACAAGCGTAAACGGATGACCGGAATCGGTGCGGATGACAAGAACGGCATCTGGATCTGCCTGAAATGCCTGGAGGATTGCAAGACGGTGAAATGTGCCTTCTTCGTACAGGAGGAGGTGGGATGCATAGGCAGCAGCCATGCCGATATGTCCTTCTTTTCCGATTGCCGTTTCGTGATTCAGTGTGACCGGAAAGGGAACGGGGATATGGTAACACAAATCAATGGGATGAAGCTCTGCTCCAACGAGTTCATTTCAGCTATAGATGTCCGGAAGTACGGCTACAAGCCGGCACAGGGACTGAATACAGATGTGGCGGCTTTGAAAAGAAACGGTCTGGAAGTATCCTGTATCAATCTTTCCTGTGGATATTACGAACCTCATACGGACAACGAATATACCGTCGTGGCTGATCTTTGCAAGTGTTACCGCTTTGTCTGGCATATCATCTGCTGCCACAAGGGAACCAGCATGCATATACCGGAAGCGGGAAAAAAAACTTTCCCCGGATATTATGAACTGTTCGGGCTGACCGGATATAGCGAAGAGGATTATATCCGTTTGTCAGAAGAAAAATACATGGGACATACTAAAACAACCAAGACAAGCTCTAAGAATAAATTCTGATTCATCAACATTAAAAACATAGTATTATGGAAACAACAGTAATGCCGGCAGCTGCATCGGTACAGAAACAGCAGGGCCTCAACCAGGTAGTCATTAACAAGGTACAGCGGATGATAGAAAGCAGGCAAGGCGGTGTCATGGACACCATTAACCGTCTGCTCAGTGAGGGACGGATCGCGCAGGATTTCATCGCTCCCATCGGGGTAAGCCAACGTAGCAAGGAACGCCCCGTTATCTCTTTCAAAGCGGAAGGAAGGGTACAGATGGCAATGCCCGAAGGGAACTTCAACCTGCACGGCAACGCCATAAGCCAGATTTCGGAGAAGATGGGCATTCCCGCCAAATACCTGCGCGAGCTTTCCGCCGGGGATGTTTGGCAGAAACAGTTGTGCGCCACCATCCTGAACGAGCATTCGGGATGGACCGAGCGTACACGGGTACTGATACGGGCGGTAGGAATGGAAGTCCGGGGCGTATTGTCGGACTCCTACCGTCGGCTGAACTCGGTGGATATCCTGACCGCTTTCATCCGTGAGGCGGGAGGACAGGGAGCGGTCGTGTCCGATGCCTATATGAACGACACGAAAGTATGGTGTGAGACAATCCTACCCACTCCGATAGAGATACCCACCCGTAAGAACGGAACGGTCATCATCTTCGCAGGAGCACGCTTCTCCACATCCGACTATGGCAACGGATCGGTCGATATGCGGTCGTTCCTGCTCAACGGGGCGTGCCTGAACGGGATGGTCAGGGAGTCCGTCATGCGGCAGATACACCTTGGAGGCCGACTGTCGGAATCCCTGTCCCTCTCCCAAAAGACCTACGAACTGGACACGCAGACCACCGTATCGGCTGTTTCCGACCTGACCAAAGGACTGTACAGCAAAGACACCATCATGCAGAAGGCCATCGAAATTCAAGGAGCATCGGAGATAGACGTGGATTTCGACAAGGAACTGAAGAATCTGGTGCAGAAAGGAGCCTTGTTGAAAAACGAGGGACGTGAGGTCGAGAAACTGCTGATGAACAACAATCCTGACGACGGAGTTACAGGCGGGGCCACGCTATGGAAACTGACACAGGGAATCACCGCCTTTGCAAGGGAACAGCAGCCGGAACGCTGCCGGGAACTGCATGAAATTTCGGGACAGCTGATGAACCGGGTAAAGATAAATTAAGAGAATAACAACCGAATTGTATGACAAGGGCGGCCGTGAGTCGCCCGTAAAGCAGAAGAACAATGGAAAATAATATAGTGTGCAGCAGATGCGGATCGGCCAATGTCAGGTGTGAGGCAATGGTAAACCCCAACACAAAAGGGTTCGACCACTTCACGGACGAAGCTTTTTATTACGGGTGGTGCGAAAACTGCGGATTGGGAGTTGCCCTGACCGACAAGGAGGAAATCCGGAACGAAATTTTGGAGAAATACCACAGGTTCAAGAAAGAGAATGCTTGTGAGCCACATTACGCAAATTGCCGGATTGTCCAAAGGGACAGCGGTCAGGTCAAGGATGTAAGAATTATGCTTTCACCGGACACCGGTATGGCCGATGACGGTATTTTCTTTTACTGCCACACATTGGAAAGCCTTATTGGGCTGTCCGTTCCCGGCAGGGAAAGTTTCACCCTTACGGAATGTTTCGGTTTTGCCTTGCTGACAGACAGAGAAAAGATGGAACGGCAGGTATTTAAACATGAAGCGGACGGAAAGCCCGTTATCGTAACAGGCAGGGAAGTGCTGCTTTTCTATGGGGAGCACTATGGTATAAGACCGGAAGAATTGAAGCAATACGCAACGGAGTATTGCTGCCATATCAAACATTACAGGGAATATGGATATCCGTTGCTGGACAGGTCCCTCGTGAAAAAAATGCTGGAGGAAGAGGAACGGATTACAAAAGGGGAAACACGGTCATTCACTCTGCGGATACACTTTCCTTGGCATGTGAAAATCACAAAAGAGGATAATCCTGAATATGCCCCATACAGATATGCCTTGAATGCCTATTGCCTGGACAATCCGCAATGTTTTAACCGCAGATACACCACTTTGGAGAAAGCCTTGCTCCATTGTCTGAATGGATTCAATGAAAATGCCGCAATCAAAGACCGGTATCATTCAATAGGGGAATACTTGCTTCAAAAGTAAGAACAGCAGACAACTACATCTTAAAAAACAGAAACGTCACAAGGGGATGTATATCACATCATACCTGTGGCGTTTCTGTTTTAGCCACTTCCCGATTCTTGATTCTGCCCGCTTTGGGAATCTGCATCTAATATGGCAATTGGGGTCATTTCCTTATTTAATTGAAAAATAGGCAATTGCTATGCCCAATATAATGGCACATACAATACTTCCCAGTACTATAAAGAGATAGTTGGGATAATGAAACTCAAGGTCCATATAAGGTATATGTTTTCGTTTTACATATTTACTCCATAGCCAAATAATATATTTGCCTATACTTTCCAGTCCTACAATATCAATCATTATTATTGTCTTTTGAATATTCATTCCATATACTGACTCCATAACCCATATCGTTCCAAAATTTTTTACTTTCGACATGCATTATGTAATGTTCTCTTGCCTGCTTGAATTTTTTGCTTGCTTCTTTTTGCCAACCTTTGCCTGAAGGTTTATACATCTTATATTGTTTCGTTTTTAAAAACGGATTATATCCATTTATCAACCCTTTTCCTACTTTGCCACAAAAGCCAATGGCTTTAACCCCTCCAAAAAGAGGAAGCGATATTATATCCAAAAAAGCCCCAAACCGTTCTTCCGATAATTGACTTGCTCCTGCTAAAGTACGCCCCGTAAAAAAAACTAATGGTGAGTTTATTTTACTATAAGCTGTATTGACAAGAATTTTACCTATGCCTTCAAGAAAAGTGTCGGATGGTGAATCCAACCAAAATTCAAGAGAAGTCAAGGCTCCAGCTTTTTTAATTTCTCCATTATCTATTGTGTGTGGTATATCTATAATCCTTCTTTCCGTTATGTCAATTATTAATAATCTTTGTCCTGCGGATATAGAATACTCACTTGACAGATCATTCCATCTTTTTAATTCTTCAACGGTAACATCAAACATTTCTGCAATATATGCTAAGGTATCTCCTTCACACACTACATATCTTGCGCATCCATTTTTGCTAAATAGCCCTCTGAGGCTTTTTTTTATCATTTCCTTTGAGGTATCAATGCATTGGATTTGAACAATGTTAGGTATGCATATTTGGTATGGCAATATATTGTCATTCATATCTATGACTGTTCCATCTGTATCCTCGTAATAATCCTGATATTGCACAAAAGCATACCCTTCTCCTATTACAAATCCAGTATACGGAATTCCTTTTGTTTTATAATCCAGAAAATCTTCTCTGCTTATAAAAATATTATTGTATTGGCTCATACTATTTATTGTTATCAACTAAATGCAAGCTAAAACATTCCCCCCAATTCATATATGATACTTCTAAACACTTTCCCTTTGTATTGCAAAACTTATATAGAAAATTGTTATGATTTCTTTCAAATTTATCCAACTCTATTTTATTTAGAGAGCATCTTAACACATTAACACTTAATTCTTCAAAAGTACCACGATAAATAGCACAACTGTCTGTATAAAATTTCATCTGCAAATCAAAGTTATTTCTTTCTAACAAAAACAAACTGACAAATAAGAATTTATCTGTTTTATCATGGTGCTTTTTAAAATACAATAAATCACTTGTCCCATCAGTATAAACTAATCCATCTGAATAACTTGCAGATTCTTCGTTCGTTATAAAAGAATTGACAGGATATTTACTATTATTCAATTCTTCTAATATCGAATGCAAGAGCTTTTCATTATCAACAAAATTATTTATCAAGTAGGTGCAGCAACTATCTACACCTACATTATATATCTTAATATTATTGGTCATTTGGATATTTTTTTCAATAACAATAAATCCAATAAGAATGATTGCAATTATAAAAAATATTTTTTTTCGCATTTTACTTTATTTCAATAATATCATTTGACACAAAAACCACTTCTGTCTCAAAAGGATGATAATTATAATGATGTTGTAGCCAAAAAAAACATTGTAAAAACAAAGGCTTTATTGCTATACCATTTATATCTTCCCAATCAGAGCCATACCAATCCTTTATATGCATTTTTGTTTTTAAAAGGAACTTATGCTGGGAAAACTGAATTACCTCTATATCTACTACAATCTTTTGGGTTCCCCCAAATATACCATAGTAATCATAAGAATAGATTTCACTTTTAACTGAGAAGTTAGGTGTTCCTGTTTGATTACCTCTAATAATAAATTCTTTTTTTATTTGTTCACCATTAACAACTTCAAGTTTATTTTTTACTATTAATCCTTTTATTACATTTAAATACATTTGAAAATATGGTTGAAAACTTGGAACAGAATGAAGCTTTTTTGAAAGAATAGAATGTTCATCAAAGCTCAAAGTAGTTTGTTTTCCTGTTATAAAATTATTTGTAACGACTTGTTCTATATTATCGTTATCAGAAAGAACTAAATTATTTATACATTTATAATGGTCTAAAACAGCTTTTTCTGTTAGTTTATCCAAATCCCTCATTCTACTTTTAGCCCAAAAATCAGCATTCTTATTTTTTAATAAATCTTGAAGAGATAATTTATGACCATGTGCAGAAAATTGTGAATTTTCATCTTTTCTTTCCGATTGTAATTTTCCCCACTCTTTTCTTCCTTTGTAGTAATACAAAGGATTTACATACACACTACATTTTCCTCCCATATTTTTGTCTGCTATATAGGCATAGAACGTAATTATAGTACCTATTAAATCTTCGTTGGATACTTTAAAGTCAATAAGTTCACCTCTATTGTGTTCTTTTTCAAATGTGCCAATAACGACATCTCCATTATTGGAAATATAACTATACTCCCATTTTATTTCATGCTTTGATTCAGGAACTCCATTTGTATAACTTTTAACTCTCAGTTTATAGGATTGACTATATTCCAATCCTTTTTTGTTTGTGTATTTATTAATTAATAATGGGGTTACAATTTCTATTTCTGCAACTTCTGTTTTAAGTGTTATTGCGCTTTGAGCTGGGGAATATATTATATTTTCCTCCTTATATTCCTCCCACCAGAATCCGTCTGTAGTATTTATCCGCCTATCTAGCCGAATAGTTCTGTTAATATCCAACCGTGTAGGAGATATGAGGAAACGAGTAATCATAGGAGCTTTTCCCTCCGCACTCATACTCTCCTCATGATAATAAAGATACGCTTCATCAAAAGCAAGTTCACGAAACATCATGTCATCTATGCTATGCAGTATCTTCCCCCAAACCGGAAAAGGTTCTGCATGAGAAAAGAAAGCGGAACGCTGCCGGTCCGTATCAACAAGCATCATATCCAAAATACAATTGCTGCCATTAGATTCCATTTCTATATATATGTTTCCTCCTAACACTCCTGTTACAGGTCTTCCTTCACGGTCTATATTACGGGAAAAACAGTATTTATACTTTAGTAGATTGCATTTGTAGCCATTTATTTCCAATATTATTTCTGAATTCATGACGACTTGTTTTATGCATTTGATATTACATCTCAAACTTAGCAAAAAATCAAGAAAGACAATGTTCAAGGAGCATTTTTTATGCACCATATGCTCAATAACACATTTTATGTCTTTCGGTTACATTAAAATACAACACCTGTTAGGGATATGTTCATGCCGGAAAAATAAAAAAGGTTCGGTCGTCTCGTAACAACCAAACCTTTATCAACAAGCAATCTACGGAATATAGAACAGTTCAAACTCCTCTTTTCTTCTTCTCTCTATGCTTGGAATGACTTTCCCCCGATAACAGCGGAACGATACATATTCCCTGTAAATATCCCGGTTGCCGCTGTCCAGTTTCTGAATCAGTTTGCTTTTAGGTATCTTGCCGTTGCCGATCAGACGGTAACAGCCTACATTAAAGCCTAACAGACTTAAAAGGAGCGAGTCTTTCCCATATTTTCGGAATACCTTCAAACACCGTTCAAGGTCGCATCTCAAAAGTGAATCTGCCTGTGCCTCACTCAGGTTCTCGGTCAGCGTCTCGTGGGGAAGCAGGCGGTGTCCGTAACCGATGTAAGGCATTTTCCCCCGGTGCCAGCCTTCCCACCGCTTGATGCAGGCTACCGCCTTATCTTTGTCAGACGGGGGATTTTCCGCCTTGCCGTACAAGACAAGTAACAGAAAGATCATAACGGCCGGTATTCTTTTCAT